CTTAGACCTGCCTTGTGGTATGCCATAGTGACTACCATTCTTAGCCTTAGGGTTCCACCTACTCTCACGATGATATAACTCATCTAAGCAATAGAACTCAGTAAATGAATGATTAAGCTGTATAAATGCATATTGCTTGTAATGTGTTGGTTTATTAACAGCAACGGAATTAGTCTTTACAAAGCAAAGATTAACTATGAATAGAGCGATCCCAACTAGCCAGCACCTTGCGAGCTTTCCCTGTCGGGCTCGCCTTGTGGCTTTGTGAGCCACTGCTTCACTAGAGCCTAGCATACGATGTCAAATCGAGCGTTAAATTTCATATAGAAGTCCATCCGATATAAGTAGCATCTGGGTTATTAGCCAACCATTCTTGGCGCAATTTGTTTTGTTTGGCCCAATCATCAGCTGTGGCAATAGGCATTACATTTGTATCCCATCTACTAGCTTCAAATAGCCCACCTGTTTTATGCGCTGTGATTTATCAGCAAACTCTGTACTGCTAGGCATAGGCCGATCTTTCCATACTGGCTTATCAAGTTTTGTCAAGTTAAACGCCCATAAGCCTAAAGGCGTGGCGTTGATATACCAGGCTGTGTAATTCTTGCGCATAGCTGTAATGGTTAGCGATTCATACTTAGATTTTTCTATTAGTAACTCTGTGTAATGATTACGCCTAGCCTTCAACTCGATATACATACGGCTTTGCTGCGATATGCAATCCCAGGTGTCAAACTCCTTAGATCTTTCAAGATCAGGTAAATAACGCTTTTTAATATAATTAAACATCTGATCCTCTAAGATCATTTCTTGCCACCCCAGCCGCCACCCTTGAAGATAAGGCCTGGCGCTGAGTAGATACGAGTCATAGTTATTTGACATTTAGGGCACTGCATTACTGGCACATCCTCAGTAAATGACTGGTGAATGGATCCATAGGTGCCGCATTCATTACAGCTGTATTCGTATGTAGGCATTACTTTGCTCCAATCAGTTGACAAGTGTGGCAGACCACGGCTTCAAACTTCCAACCACCACACTTATCACATCTGCATATCTCTGAGTCAGGTATATGCAAAGCCTCTACTATATTTTTCACCCCCACGGAACCACAGTCCATACACTGGTATGCGGAAAAACCTTCTGGCGTATCTAATTGATCCAGCCATAAGAATTCGGTATCACGCTTGCAGCCATTACATTTAAATCGTGGGTGCATTATGGTAATATCCTTATTGCCTACAGTGGCATTGTGTACATACCAAGAAATTACCAGAATGTATTAGCCTGTCATCATTACAAGCTACACAAACATCGGTAGACGGCACATACTTTACCTGGTCGTTCTCTATGCGCTCCAGGTAAGGTCCGCCTCGTAGAATTTCAACGTATCCCATTATTCGCCCCCCTTTCCGCTTTCCGTATCATCTGGCCAAAACCAAGTGCCAGCAGCTGTAAGTCTTGCCCACTTAGCATCGCACTGCTCTGCTTTTGGTGCTGTGCAGACATAACCTGCGTATGGTTTACCAGTCTTAGCTGTGCCTTCTTTTTTTACCATATCACCGTGCCTGCAAGTAAAACTAACATCGACCACTTCAGCAATTTGAGTAATGCTTTCCCCAACAGACCAAGCAACAGGTTTAGGCTCGTTGCTATTATCTTTAGACTGTGCATCAACAATATGTAACGCATACTCCATCGCAGCTGATTTAGATCCTGGTCTGCCATATTTAGGTCTAAATGGTTCGGTTTGTTTTTCACTTACCCTAACCATTTCTTCTCTACTTGGTCCATTTTTTTCAGTACCGATATTAGCCGCTTTAAAAGCAACGCCTCTAGCCGAAGTCTCGCAATTTTCCAGCGCAAAATCTCTATTGACACCCCTATCGGAAATGACCTCTTTGGCGTGACCTGTTGCGAATGGTTTTTCATCAGCTGAGTCCCTAAATAATTCACATACAACAATGACTCTAGTGTCTGACTCCGAGATAATTTTTGTTCGTACTGCTCCATTTGGATACCTTTCCCAAAATATATTTGATCTTTCTTGAACTGTGGTGTAATCCTCTAGGTTAAATGCCATTAGTCATCCCCCCAGGTAAAATTGATGTCGGTTTCTGCATCAAGGACTGTCTGGTATATCGAAATGTAAGCAAGTGCATCGATGATCGAGTCACTGTGACCTGGAGACTCAGTAAGCCTAGAAACCTTGACGAGCGCCATACATAATGCGACTTGACTAGGCGTAACTGGATGGTCGAGGTATGCCGACCAGAGTTCACTGATCCTTTTATGGTTTGTGTAAGGGTGACCATAGACCGATCCCCTTGTATGCACCAGATCGACAACATCTGCTAGCAGCTTCTCAGTTTTTGTCATAGTCAAAGACCTCATCGGTTTTGATCTTGTTTTGGATCATACGTCTGTGCATATCCCAACCATCTTTACGGCCACGCCAGTAATGTGTTTGCTTAACGTCATCGATCCGCATAAGTAATAGCCAATAAGCCATACTCAGCCCTATAAATAAATATACAGCTAGTTCAAGTGTCATTTTGTAGCCCAATCTGTGACCACATACTTTGTGGCACAGGCATAGTGTTGCACCTGTGTACGACTTTGTGGATTATTTAAGGCTGTTTTATTATAACGATTAGATAACGTTAATATCTTCGAGGTCATCGATATGGTCATCGATAGTGCGCTCGGCGTACTCTGTATTAAGCCCCATAGTGTTTGCCTAATGCTGTGAATGAGCCATCCTTGTTTATTGGCACCAGGGTTGGTGTCAGGGTCTTACCTATGGCTTCTAGTATAGCAATACCCATCTGCCAATTAGCGCTTCCATAGCGTAAATAAGAGGCTTTTTTCCTATCCATAAGATTACCTACCTCAACCCCATATAAGGCCCTGTAATGGCTTCCTACGCCCTCTGCATAGGCACTCATACCTAGTCTGTGGGTGTGGCCACACAATACAGATTTACCCCATTTTTTAGCCAGGTTAAGAGCTGTAATACCAGCGTGCTGAGACATATTGCCTTCATCGCCGTGGGCTAACATCCAGCCTGGGTGAAACTCATAGGCAGTCTTGTGGTACTCCATACCCATATCCTTAAAACCCATAAAGGCTGGGTACTGTAATTCGGGTAGGCTAATTAAGCCAGGGACTTTTAGTAAAGTGTTATAAAGGCGATCAGTATGATTACTGCGGATAATATGACACTCTCGGCTGTACTCACTGAGATCCCACAGTATCGACTTAGTAAGTTCCCTATCATCGTGAATGGTTTGCCGATAAGCCAAAGGTGTGCCCTCAGCCCACTTGCTAATTGTATTAAAATCAATTTCATCGCCGACCACCAATACTGAATCAAACTTCTCCCGCCTTGCTAACTTGATAACATTCTTTACAGCTGCTTCGTGATGGAAGGGAACCTGCAAATCGCTAATTACCAGGTAGCGCTTAATCTTCTTCCTCGTCTGGAGTAGGGATACGTGGGATAATTCCATCATCGCCGACCACCCAGTCTGGCATTGACTCTGGACTATCCATAAGATAGAGGGCTACAGACTCGCTAAAACCTGCCTTGCGTGCAGCTTTAAACATCTCGTGTTTAGCAATATAAAACACCTCTAACTTAGATAATGGCTCAGGAGACTTACGCACCCTGCGCCGATTTATCTTCTTACGTTTACGAGTAGTAGACATAATTAAATTATCGCTTACTGATTAAAACAAAGAGATCATCGACACGCTGTTCGAGCCTTGTTATCTGATCCTTCATACTAGATCCACCATTAGGGCGCAACTCATTAAGCCAGCCTCTAACTAAAAAACGTAATCCTATTAGCACGCCTGATAGCACGCTTATAACGCCAGCGCCAAAGCCAGCCCACTCTCCAGGACTCATTTTTCATCGGCACCGATGCCATAGGCAATATCGGATTTATCTAAAGCCCTAGCTGCTGGCCCTGCGAGTGCTGCAATTACTACAGACAGCGCTGGGTCTAAACCTAATTCATTACTTGCTAAGAATGTTAAGAATGATACCAATACGCCACGTGCGTATGACTTTAGTATCGCCTTCTGTTTTTTGCTTATCTTCATATCTTGCCCCCTATTAGTGGTATATCGAACGGCCTTGCATCTGTGTCGCCTGTTTTTGTAAAGCTAATGTGGATGTGTTTTGTATGAGGATTAATGCCTCGATACTTACGCCACTTCCAATTTAATATCTTCGAGCATATTCTCCCATTGTGGATGACGTAAGATATGCGTTTATCGGTTTTACCAGCGATTCGGATCTGGTCAGCCAAATCAGCACTGACCCCATCGGATGCACAAAGGCGAGCATCAATATCAACTGCTCTGACCCACCCAAGTTTGTCTGGATTATGATCCGATTTTCTGGCGGCGTGACGGCTATCGCCCACCCACCCATCACTGGCAGTACGCCTATCTGGAAACCACGTATCAACTTGATCTCTTAACTGCACACCAGCTGCGCATAACTTTGGTTGCATTACAAACCTAAAGCTGTCAAATCCTCAACAGTTAAACCAAGTGCTGCAAGTTTAGCTTGTGCCGCTGTTTTAGCTTCAGCCCTTGCTTGGGCTTCGGCTTTTAAATCTGCGATTTTTTGCTCTCTATTTTTAAAATCTGCAATCTCAATTGCAGTTGCATCTCTAACAATAGTTTCTTTTGTTTCACCAAAATACTCTGCTATTTGATATGTCATTACTACTCCTTTGCGTATCCATAGACAAAAACTGAACCAGTTGCGGCTTCAGCAAATAATAAAGTAAATCCAGTAAAAGAGGTGCTATCAGTTTGCTGTCCGCCATTTAATCCCATTTGTGGATCAGTTCCAGTTGTTTTAATTCCACTTGACAGTGTTGTGGATTGAGCAGTTAAAAAAGGAGTTCCTACCTCAAGTTGTATTAAACTAGGAGTTCCTGTGCTGTCATTGTATTGCCCAATTAAAATTTCATCAGTTCCAAAAGTGTTTTTATCGGCACCAACAGTAGTATTAACGATGTAAAGTCTTTGATCTTTGTAATTAGTGCTGGTATCTGTACCACTTACCCTAAATCTTAAACTAGCAGCAGCACCCCCTGATGTGGTGGAATGTGTTTTAGCGTTTAAAAGCACTTTGTAATTTTCATACGTTGTAGAAAAAACATCATTCACATTAACAGAACTAACATTACTAAAATCTACTTCGTCAATTAAAGTTAATCCTGAACCAGCAACAGTCGGAGTAAACCATTCTGGCGCACTTGCTCCAGCATTTACACGTAATTGTTGATTTGCTGTACCAATACCCAATCTTGCAGGTGTTGATCCGCTAGAAGAATAAATCATATCGCCAGTAGTTGTCATTGGGTTCGTCATACCTGTTGTATCTAGGTTTGCCCAAGCGCTGCCTGTGTAATAAGTGGTTACGTTTGTATCTTTTAGATATGCAAAGTTACCTTCTTGCGGTGATGTTACAGCTGCATCTCTAGCAGTGGCACTGGCAAAGACCCAGACACCCTGCATTAAGTAGCCATCGACATCGGCTGCGGTTAATACCTCGCCTGTCGCAAAGTCCTTAAATCCTAATCCTGCTGCCATTTTTACTCCTTAGTAACTGAGCACATTATAGTCTAAAGTGCCATAGATATTGTTATTTAAAATTAGAGCGTCTATTACAGGTTCTAAGGTTGTAAAGACCACTCTAAAGCTGTTGGGTGTTATTACGTTTTGCACGCCAAATATCTGCAAGGTCTTGTCCAGGGTAGATCCACCTGGCTGGGTAGTAACCACCCTGATCGGATCAAAGAAGTCAAGCTCTAGGGCTGCAATTATGCCTGCGTTGTAATTGTTTGTGTATAGGTCTAGCTCGATAGAATCGCATCGCACGCTGGTCTCAGCACGGCTGGCTGTGTAAGCCTGGGCGTAATCTAGGGCTACGGCATCGGTCTGCATTAGCAGGTCTTGAATCTGATAACTATGGATAAAATACTTATCGATTGAGGGCTGGTTAATAGCAGTCTGTGGCGTGCCACCTGTCCTAGTAACAGTAGATGAGTTAAAGATTAGGGTGTCATCTAATTTCCAGTTAGCGTTAGCGTATGGGATGCCTGTCCCATTGTCATTAAAGGTAGTTACTGTGCCACCTATTGAGCCAGCGGTTACAGCTCTATCTTGAAATACAAACTCCCCATTAGCATCGACATAAAATGCGCCATATTCTGACTGGGCTACAGTCTGCAAAGCGCCAAGTGATGTGCGTAATGTGCCTGGATCATTTTGCAGCGTAGTTAGACCTGCATCAATATCACGCATAGTTGCTGGCCAGTCGATCTGATCTAATATCTGGTTAATTCTTGTGCCTGACAAATCGCCAGCAGTAGCACCTGCCACAGTAGTTATCTGCGCATTGTTGGCTAACCTAGAGGCATCTACAGCTTGTATGGTCGTATAGGCCACCTCTGTAGCATCTTTAGGTTGAGTATTAACATAACTTGTAATAAAGCCTGAAAATATAGGATAAGTGGTAGCGCCATAGGTTGCAGTGATCTGCACTTTTTTCATAGGTGTTAGGTCGGGGCTGTAGGGACTTAGCGGATTGGTCGGGTTAAAATCACCATTTTGATCTACGATGCGTAGCGTTAACTGGCCTGTCTGAAATTGATCGTATAAAGGGTTACGCCCTCTGGTGGTTTGAATAAAGTTAATTTGATTTGACACGTCAACAATAATGGCTGCTGAGTCTTCTAATATGTTTACATCTAATATGCCTGATCCCAAAATCATAGCCTGCGCAAAGGATGGCCCAGTGCTAAAATTTATAAAAGCATTAACTACTGGGACTGTCATTGAAACGCAATCGATCCAGCAGGTACTAATGCTCCATTACCAAGTTTAGTAATTTGACCTAAAGCATTTTGTATGTACACGCTTAAGTCTTGCTCGCTAGTTAATACTGCACCTGTGTTGACTGTAACTTGTGGCACTGCTGTAGGTGCTGTTGCTGCGGCAGCTGTTGATGCACTAGATGGCATACCACCTGGCACTGCGTATTGGCTCATTTGTGCTAAGAACGCATCGGCCTGCGCTTGTAATCTTGCTGATGCTCCTGCAAGGCCAGCGGCTGATCCTGAATCTAATCCCATTGTTTTGAAAGTATTTACTAGGCTTGTAAAGATTGCATCGTATTTGCTAGGCAGGGTGTTTAGGGCATTGGCAGCATTGTTAGCGCTTTCGGCCAAAAGTCTAGCTGCTGCACTAGCTTCTAATTCTGCATTGTATTTCTTAGCCAAAGCCTCATTATTGTCTAAGATGGCTATCTTCGCCTGTATGCGTAGTTTGGTCTCGGCATCTGTAGCCTCACTTAGCGCCTTCATTAAGCCTATGCGCTCAACGTTAAATTTTTCTTCTAATTTATCTAACTCAGCCTTTGCCTTTAATTTATTTATTTCATCTTGG